CCGCCGACGCCGCCGCCGACGCCGCCGCCGACGCCGCCGACGCCGCCGCCGACGCCGCCGCCTCCTCCGCCGCCGACGCCGCCTCCGCCTACGCCTCCGCCTACGCCGCCACCTACGCCGCCACCTACGCCGCCTACGCCGCCGCCGACGCCGCCTACGCCGCCCGGAAGAAAGAACGAGAGCAGCAGATCGCCGACATCGTCAGCATTCTGGAGGAAAGACCATGAACAACAATGAACGACTGCGAGCTATTTCAGACATCATCGCCCGATGGGTGAATGAGCCATATGCCCAGGTTGGTGATGGAATGGCAGGACCACCGGAGCGCCAGTACCTCGACGAAATATTGGACGTGCTAGCGAGTGAGTCGGAGACCTCCGAGAAGGCGAGGACCCCATGAGCCTCCCGCGCATCTGCCAGTGCCAGACGTGCCACGCCGACGCGACAATGACCAAGCTTCCCCACCCGGTAACGGGCGCGACGAGATTCGTGCTCACGTGCCCTTCGCTGTGCGCGACCCGCTCGGCAAGCGAGCCGTGGGAGGCGGTCGCGCGCTGGAACGCTGCCAACCCGGCTCCCGATAAGCGCGAAGTCGCGCGGTGCCGATGCGGGCTGCGGATGCCGTGCAACGGATGCCTCACCGGAGATGCCATCTACCGGCGCGGGGAATCGGTCATTCACGACGGGAGGAAGTGGACGTGATTGAATCTAAGCTTATCCGGTTCACGCACACCACAAACTCGACAGGAGAACAATATGTATGAAATCGCAAGTCTCGCGTTCATTGCGGGCTTCGGCGTCGGAGTTCTGATGCATGCGTTTTTGGTACAAGACATCATCAACAAGAGGTCGAAATGAGAATCTACGTAGCATCGTCCTGGCGGAACGCCTACCAGCAATCGGTTGTGCGACTGCTGCGACACCTCGGGCACGACGTGTATGATTTCAGGCATCCAGCACCAGGCAACACGGGTTTTGCATGGTCAGCAATTGACCAAGATTGGCAAAGCTGGACTCCGGACGCGTACAGGAAAGCCCTGGAACATCCAGTAGCCAAGGGCGGGTACGGCCTCGACATTGGCGCTGTCCGCTGGTGCGACGTTGGGTTGCTGGTGTTGCCGTCTGGCCGTTCGGCCTCGTGGGAATTCGGGCACATCATGGGGCAAGGTAAACCCGGTGTGGTCTACATGCCAGAAGCGTGTGAGCCAGAGTTGATGTACAGCGAGGCGCGAATCTTGGTGTCAGAGGATGAGCTTCGGACGCATTTCAACCCGTTTCGTGTCGATTGGGCGTCAACCGGATAGGCATGATTGAATCTAACCCACTGTGCTGGCCTGTGGGGCGCCCGCGAACGCCGACAGGCAAGCGCCGCGAAGCGCTCTTCCACCTCCTGTGGTTCTTGTGGCTGCGCTCTGGAGCTGGCGACCCGTGCCCGTCGTGTAAGCTGCGGCCGGCAGTGTCCAGCGCGTGGGGACCGTGTGGTGTTTGCCGTTGGAGTTTCTGGGACGATTCGCAGCGAGTGATCAGGGAATTTCGAGACGCACAGAAAGGCGGCTAGCATGGAGACGACGTCCCGCAAGCGGCCCGCGAAGAATCGGTGGAAGGTGGACGACAGTGAGGCGTTTTGCGGACGAGTCGCCTACCGAGTCGCCGGTTTGATTTGCTGGCCGTCCGCTGCCGAGTTGGTTGGACTGCTCAACACCGCGGGCATCGTGCTGCCGGCGAGGAAAGGAAGGAAACAGACATGAGCTTCTGGGAATTCGCGGACAAGCACATCGTTGTGATAGTGGGGGTAGGCACGATTGCTCTCGTACTGGCCGGGATGGCGTTGTGTATGCTGGAAAACTATGCAATTGCGCGACTCGAAGTGAAGCGGCAGATCGAAACACGGAAAGGGAAACCATGACGAAAAGAGAAGAAATCAAGGCCAGGCTGCGCAAAGTCCTGCCATGGGTCGGTTCATTTGATTCTGGTAAGGAGCCCGTGCACGCGCTGGCGGATGAACTCGCCGTTGTCTTGGCCGACATAGAGGAGCGACTACCCGCCGTTGTGTCGCCCGAAAAAGCAGCAACGCCGGTTGTGGAATGGCACGCGAAGTGCAACCTGCATGCGGATTGCAATGCTGCCGACGAAGCTGTGCGCGAGTATTCCACGCGCCTCGCAGCGCTGCATTGTCGGGACCCTAAGTTCATGCAAGGTGACTGTGCAAAGGTGAATTCCCAGCCACCCATCGCCTCGCCCGAGATCACGACGGAGAACCTGGACAAGTGGTGTCAGGCCGTCTCGTCCACTGACACGCTCCCCATCAATCCTAACGAGCTAAAAGTTGCGCAGTCACGCGCCCGCCAAGATATTTTCGCAGCCCTCGCAAAGGAACACCTCGCCCGCCAGGCCGAAGTGGACGCGCGGGAGCGGGCAACAGACAAGGCGCGGATTGCGGCTCTGGAGAGCCAGCTTGCCGACGAGCGCCGTCAATTCGCAGCCAGGCGTGGAGAGCTGGAGCGCGACGAGGCCCAAGTCAAGCTCCACTCCATCGATACCGCGGCAGGAACGTGGCGGCCGAATGCGCCGGCCGATGTTAACGCGATTTGTGCGAAGTTGGCGGAGGGCGGGAAGGCGGCGCTGGAGTTGGCGCGGGTCAGGGAGTTGGCCAAGCATGGCTACATCACCGGGTGGTCGGTCATGGCGAGCGACCCGAGACAAGTCGCAGAGTTGGCGGAGCTGCGCAAGCTGCTGGGGATGGGGTAACGCGTGACGACCCGCGCGACGCTAAGTACAAGGGCAATCGTTCCCACGGCGGTCCCGTGAAGGTGTTCACGAAGGATGAGATCGCGCAGCTTGCCTCACGGCCTGAGAAGTGACACCCTGACATGGTCCCAATGAATTCGGCACAGGAAAGCAATCGGCCCACACGACGGAAGCGGGCAACGTTTTGCGAGTGCGAGCCAGAGATGGCGAACGGCGGCGATCGTGGCGACCAGGCGCGAGGCTGCGATCTCCCAAGGCCGGGGGCACGTCATACCAGCGACGCGGGGGCAGAGCCGAGAGCCCTCCCGCAGTCTGGGAAATAGAGCCTACCTGGATCTGAATACTCAGATCTCCCCGCGCCTACGAAACGAATCCCTCACGTATTGGACGATAGACGCAGACGGGCAGCACTTCGCCTTTTGCGAGAAGTAACGCGAATCGTCCACGTAATGGGCTATCCCACGCGTAACCTCTTGACAAATCGCGCGGTTTGGGTGCGTAATCTGTGGCAGTGGCACAGGACGACGAAACAAATCCGGGTAATGCCGCAGTATTGTCAGGCAGGGAGCGCCAGCTAGCGGGACTGCGGCCAGCGGTCAAGGGCGAGCCGTCGCGAAATCCCACGGGCAAGAACGGGCATCGAGCGCGTCAGGAGTTGGTAGCCGACATCCTAGCCGAAAAGGAGGATGACCCCAAGGCCCCGCAACCCGGAGAGACTCGTATTCGCAACGTAGTTCTGGCACTCGCGCGCGAAACTTACGCCGGTGGACCAGGAGCCCAGGCCGCAGGGAAAACGCTGCTTGAGCAATTCGCGGGCAAGGCGCGCCAGCAGGTTGACCTGTCGAGTGAAGATGGCAGCCTTCGTCCGGCGCTGGTGCGCTTCGAATTCCTTCGCCCGCCAGAGGACGATGGAACTTCAGGAAAATAGCGACGCTCTACCCGGCGAGGCCATCCCGACGGCGAAGGTTGCGATACCTCGCGCCATGCGGTTTTTCTTTGATACTCGCGGCGACTTCCCCGAGTCGCGATTTGATTGCTTTGGCCAGCCGACGAAGTTCTACCGCTACAAAGTGGCGTATGGGGGTCGCGGCAGCGGCAAGAGCTTCGCGGTCGCGCAGGCGCTAATCCTGCTTGCAACCCAAGTCAGGATCCGCATCTTGTGCGCTCGCGAATTCCAGACATCGATTCGCGAATCATCGCGCCAGCAACTCGTTGAACAAATCGAGGGGATGGGACTCGACCATCTCTTTCAGTGCAGACGCGACGAAATCGAATGTCTGGCAACCGGAAGCCTGTTCATGTTCGCGGGGCTTCATCACAACGTCAGCTCGCTCAAATCTCTGACCAGCATCGGGATTTGCTGGGTGGAAGAGGCCGACACGGTCAGCGAGGAATCATGGTCAAAACTCGTCCCGTCTATTCGTGCGCCAGGGTCCGAGATTTGGGTAACGTTCAACCCCAACCAGATCGAAGATCCAACCTACAAGCGATTTGTTCCGGGTCAGCCTCTCTACGATGACGAGCGTACGAAATCTGTGCAGGTGAGTTGGAGAGACATCAAGGACGTGCTTCCCAACGTGCTGCGCGCCGAACTTGAGCACCTTCGCCGCGTCGACCCGGACGCCTACCAGCACGTCTGGGAGGGCGGCACGTGGACCCGCAGCGACGCGCAGGTGTTCAACGGGAAGTGGGTCATTGACGATTTTGCGCCGGTTACCGGAAGGCTCGACCCTGGACAGAATTGGCATGGCCCATACTTCGGCGCAGACTGGGGTTTCGCTGCCGACCCTACGGTACTCGTGAAAGCTTGGATATTTGGCGGGTCACTATACGTCGAGAACGAGGCTCACGCTTTGGGGTGCGAGCTAGACTCGATACCCGCGCTGTTCGACCTGGTTCCAGGCTCACGAGAACACACGATTAGGGGTGACAATTCCCGCCCAGAAACGATCAACCACGTGAGCGGCAAGGGCTTCGACGTCGTCCCGTGCGACAAGTGGTCAGGCAGCGTGAAGGACGGGGTCACGTTCCTGCGCGGATTCGAGAAGATCGTGATTCACCCGCGCTGCAAGCACATGGCGGAAGAAGCGAGGCTTTATTCGTACAAGACGGACAAGCTTTCAGGCGACGTTATGCCGGAAATAGTTGACAAGCACAACCATTGCTGGGACGCCTTGCGATACGCTTTAGACCCGATGATCCAGAATGCTGGCGGCAACTCTTTCCAATACTACATGTAGGAGACACCATGGGCTTTTGGGATTTCTTCAAACGACGCAAACCCGCCGCACCGACCACGCCAGCCGAGCCCGTGCTCGATGCCGAGTATGCAGATGATGAGGCATATGCGCGCAGGTATGGGCCTTCCCGCATGCTCGGAGTTGACGAGATCAAGCGCCAGGTGGCAGACGGACGTGGGCCGCTATCTCCTACCGCATTCGATGCCGTAGCCAACTGGATGAGCGGTCAGGGCGGCTCGAACGACCTGGCTACGGCGACGCGCTACCTGTTCGCGTCTACCACTGACTGGCAGACCATCAGCAACATGTGCCGCGCTTCGTGGCTGGCGCGAAAGATCGTGTGGAAGCGGCCGCGCGACATGATGAGGCCTGGCTACAACCTGATCTTCGAGGGCATGGGCGACAAGGCCAAGGGCGCGACCGAAACAAGCGGGGACCGGCTACGCAAGTCCATAACTCGCCGATGGGACGCCGACAACAAGCTGATCGAGGGGATGGCGTGGGCGCGTGAGTTCGGCGGCTCGATCATCGTGATCGATGTGAAGGGCCAGCTGCTCGAAGAACCGTTGCCCATCAAAGACGGCATGGTCGACTATTCGAGCATCAAGAAAGGCTCGCTCAACTCGCTCCGCGTGTGGGACCGTTGGCGCGCGAACCACGACGGCCAGCTCGACAACGACAACGAAAGTCCGAACCGCGGCAAGCCGGAATTCTACGTGCTATCAGCCGATGGCGGGATGGCGGGGCAGCGCGTTCACTGGACCCGCGTGCTACGTTTCGACGGCGACATAGTCGACTGGTGGACCTGGCGCGCGAATGCGTGCTGGCACGACAGCGTCTTGCAAGTCGTGATCGATACCCTCAAGCAGTACGACATGCTGACGGGGGCGATTTCCTCGCTCGTTCCCAAGGCCCGCCAGGACATCGTCTACGCCAAGGACGCGGCCAAGCTCGCATCGACTGCCGAGGGTCGCAAGGGAATGGCCGACAGGTTCGCTGCCACCCATCGCATGGCCAGCATGTACAACGTGCGGGTCTACGATATGGTGAACGAGAGAACGGAGCAGCAGACATACAACTTCGGCAACCTCGATAAGATCTGGGAAAAGGCCATGATGGAAACGGGGGCCGGGGCGAGCTACCCAAGCAGTGTTCTCTTCGACAACCAGCCGGCGGGCCTTAACGCCTCGGGAGAATCAAGCGTCGGGAACTACTTCGACGACCTCGCGGCCGAGCGCCTGAACTACCTCAAGCCGCGCCAGCTTGCGCTGTACGAAGTGATCGCGCGGAACGAGTTTGGCGACTTGCCCGAAGGCTTCGACATCGACTACAAGGCATTCCGCAGTGCCAGCGAAATCGAGAAGAGCACGATCAACCTGAATCGCGCCAACGCGGACGCGGCTCGACTCAAGGATGGCGTCATCACGGCCGGCCTCGTCGCCGCCCAGCTCAAAGAGGACAGCGTCTACAGCGTAATGACCCAGGAAGATGTCGACCTGGCCAAGCTCGCGCCGCCACCGCCTGAAGACGACGGTAGCGAGCCGCCAGACAACGGCGGTGGCACGAAGCCGGCGAAGGAAGAACCCGCGCCGGACGAAGAGGACGCGAAGGAAGAGATCGAAACCGAGGCGGGCAAGAAGGGCGCGATCACGGCCGATTCGTTCAACCCCGACCAGCCGCGTGATGCTGACGGCAAGTGGGGAGAGGGCGGTGGCGCAAGTAGCGCGGGCTCCAAAAGTAGCGGGCCGCAATATGAAAGCACAGCTGGGAAACCATCGGAGGATGCGCTGAACTCTTTGTATTTTCCAGAGTCAGACAATGTAGATAAGAACTATGAAATTGGGTCAGCGATAGGCAATGATGGGTCGCCTATCTTCACAGTGCATGGAGGGCCTAATTACGTCGCCCTCCTTCCTGAGCAGGTAGCGCAATTGAAGGACAACCACTACACACACAACCATCCTTCTGGGAACACGCTGTCAACCGCAGACCTAAACGTAGCCGTCGAGGCCAATGTCATGTCATTGCGGGCGGTGGGAAGGAGCCCAGTTGACGGTAAAGCTTACGTGTATTCTTTCAACCGCCCACGCGATGGGTGGTCACCGCTTACGGCACCATTGGTGCAAGAGATAGATTCAAAACTTAGGAATGAATTCTCGCGAGAAATCGCAAAGGGTAAGATGACTGCGAACGAGGCGAACGCAAGCCATCATCATGAGTTGTGGGCGCGAGTGTCAAAACTGTGCGACATCGGCTATCGCCGAGAGGAGCTGTGATGGATTCCTATAAGTGGGTCAGTCGCAAGGACATGGAACGGAACGGTTTCGTCTTGGACGAAACTGAAGATGCGCTCTATCCAGGAGACACGAAGGAGCCGGCGACCGACTTGGTCAAGCCAGAGAATGGCGCGATCACCGAAGAGGGAGAGTAGCCGCTTTCTATCCTAAAACCATTCTCGTCGGTATAGGCGGAAGCATCGGCGGCATCGGTTCAGGCTTGATCATGCACTTGCAGTGAACCTGGCCGTTGAACACGTGGCGATGGACGCGCAGCACGGATACGCTGCCATTGCACCCGCCCATCGCGTGCTCGACCTCTTCGAGTTCGACGTCCAATGGCTTACTGGCCCACTGGTCGGCGTTCCACGTTTGCCGGCACTTTGCGCACAGGAGCGTGACTATTTCGTGTGTGGTCTTCGTTGGGTCGAGCTTCATGTGATAGCCTCCAGCCATTCTTCGAGCGTCGCCGACTCGTCGCCAATCCCATGCACGCCGACGATAGCACGGTACGCCGCGCGAAGGTTGTCGACCATGCTGGCTTCCGGCTTCACGACCGCGCACACCTTTTCGATCACGGCCTCGCCCATCCCGAGATAGAGCGGCAGCTCCTGCCTGAAGTCGTCCATCAGGTCGTGCGGGTTGCGCTGCTGTCGCACGATGGGGCCGCAGAACCCGAGTCGATAGCCCGCCGCCCACATCACGGGCTGGGCCACGTAGCCGCGCAGGATGTCGCATACCCGCATCGAGACGGTGCATGGCAGGTAGAGCAGCGGGAAGCACTCGCGGCGAATGAGCGTGGCTTGTGAGTTGATGGGGGCGAGGGTGCCGGCACTGAGAGCTAGATTGAATTCCAAATCAAACTTTATCGGTTCTCCGCAAATCATTCTCCATATGGCATCGACGTCCGGGTCACCATCGGCAAGCCCCTGCCAGATTCCTATGTCGCACGATCCCGAGTTCCCGGCGAAGTCCGGTGCGGTTGATGCGCTTGAGAGAGGAAGGCCGCGAGGCCAAGGATGGACAATGTCAGTGTCATCGGTCGACTCGTAGAGCGCATATGGATTGCACCATCCTGACCCGCGCGTAATGGCTCCATAGTGTTTGAACGATGGCACGTTGACGCCAAGAGGCTCGTTATCGTCGTCCGTGTCGATGATGACCTCGGCGCCCTGGCGTGCGGCTTCGACGTAGCCAAGCATTTTTCGTTGGTACTTGTTAGGGCCGATCAAGTCTTCGAGCGAACCGAAGTGGATCGGTGACAATGGCATTTGGTAGGGCATGACGTAGGACGCGCCAGCGCACTGCCAGATGAGCGGCGTTTTGGCATCCCCCACGACGATCAGGTTAACGTCGCCAGGGTACAGCTTTGCCCACGCGCGCACGGAGTCGGTTGGGGCGTTTATCGTCGTGATGCAGACGCAGGTTTTCATGGCTCGATTCCTCTCGCTAGCATGTTTGCGCGCCGTGCGCATCCGCGTCCCATGTGCGTGAATCCAGCCTCATGAGCTCGTTCCGAGAACCACATCCACAAAGCAACTGTTTGGATCGTCGGAACGTCGAACTCGCAACCGTCGAAGTTGCGAATGAACCCAAGAAGCTGGTTCACAGCAACCCTATTTCGTCCAGCGCCGATTGCACCGCGACCTCAAGCCTTGCAATGTGGTCCAAAAGCACATCGAGCGCGCCCGTATGTCCCGAACGGTTGCGCGCTTCCTCTCGCATGATTTCCTTACGTTGATCAACCATAGCTTCGAGATCTTCAGTGGTCATGCCAACCCCATTTCTTTCAGCGCCGCTTGCACGTCCGGATGCTCCGGTGTGTGATGTGACCACCACTGTTTGATACACGGCGGGGGTAAGTCGTCCGAGTCTTGTGAAGCATTCACGTCGTCAGGTAATGGGACTGTACCAAGAGATGTCTCGACTGGGGTGAATTGTTCAGGTCGTTTAATCAAGGCGAAGTTACCCAGGACGTTGAATTGAGAGAATTTCGGAAACGTGAGCAGCCTAGCCTCGCACCCGACGAAGCTCCACACCTCGCGGATGAGGCGTCGCGGGTACACGAAGGGGTGCCTTCGCATCGTCTCGGCCGGCGGCTCGCACCGTAGTATCTCGTGCGCGGGTTCCTTCCAGCACTGCGCATCCCCTACCAAGTCCCAATCCGTGTACGGGAGCAGCGGCTTTCGGATGGGGTAGTCCTTGTCGGTGAGCAGGTCGATGTCGCGGGTGAACACGCAGTCGCTTTCGAGGAACCAGATGCGGCTGGCGTCGCTGTACTGCCACGCCCGTAGCCCTTCGATGCACTGGCCGAAGTATCCAGGGTAAGACGTGCCGCGGTAGTTGCGGCAGCGCTTCACCTCGACGTATGGGGGCAGGTCAGCCGGCGGCTGGTCTTGCTCCTCGATGACCAGCACCAACTTGCGGAACCCGGTCACGTGCTTGTCGATGGACCTAAACAGGTACGGCAGCCACGGGTAGTCTTTGGGGTACGTGACCAAGAAGAAGTCGACGGTCAACTCCTTCGGGTCCGCCAGCATCGCGCTCGCCACGTTGAACGCGCTGTCATCCTTGCACCCGTGTAGAATCGCGGCCTCGCGCGCGAGCGCAATCATCGGGCCTTCGGTCCACCCGTCACTATGGGCGGCGTTCAGAATGATGCCGCTGTGCCGAGTCTCGCGAAGCAGCGCCGCCGAGTGCCAGCAGTCCCAGGCCCAGTTTGCCGGCGCCGCGTGGAGGCTCGGGTAGTCCTGCCAGACTGACGACTCGATCACCATGTTGCCGTTGACGTGCGGGCACGGCTGTGCCTGGACTGCGCCAGTGATGCGCTTGCCCTGGCTTACCGTGATGGCGTGCTCTGCCTTCAGGCGGTCGATCCAATCGGTCGACAGGGGCACGCAGTCAGCCTCAAAGGTGAAGATGGCCGAGCCGGTGGCGCCGAACTGCGGGATAGAGCACTTCGCCATGGTGCCGCGCCAAAGCGCATTCGAGCCGCCGGGCCAGCCTTCGCCCGGTTCGTCCGAGCGAATGAGCGCCGTCGGGAACTTGCGGCCGCAATAGAGCTGCGTGTCTTCGGCTTCGTCGGATAGCTCGCAATCGTGCCGGCGAACCAGGGCGAGGGTGACGTCGGTGCGCTTCTTCGGCTCGATGTCGGCGAGCAGGCGGGCGAGGCGCAGGGCTGCGGACTCATCTCCCGCGTGGTACTGGAGTGCTAACTGCATGGCTTCCCCTTGTCGTTGACGTGCTTGCGTGCAACTGGAATGCCAGGATAGTCACGCATCATGCGGGCGTTCATTTCCATCGCCTCAGTCGCCTGAGCCGTCGGCTCGCGATACTCCTCGTCTCGATAGTGATAGACAGTCTCGCGTTCGTTCATCGTGATAGATGCGCCGAGGTCGCCAATGGCATCCTCACGGGGGCGAACGAATTCTCCAGACAGCGCGCGGATGACCTTCGTCTTTACCTCAGGGTTGTTCGTCGGCGACTCGTTCACGAATATGTGCTTGCGCTTCTTGGTCATGGCTTCCTTGTTGCAAGTCTAAGCGGGAGGATGGCTTCAACGTAGCACTCGCACCCAGCGTGGAACTCTTTGGTGAAGCGCTCTGCGCTTGCCCTGCGCTTGCCATCGAGGTTGGCATGATTGCACCGCTTGCCTTTTGAGCAGTGTCCTTCCTGGCACCAAATAGAACAGGAGAACTCGAATCGCTTTCGGATCATGGCTTCTCGATTCTCGCGATGAGGGCTTCCGCGTTTGACAAGTCCTTGGGATACTCAATGCCAGTCCCGTCGTATTCGTCGTGCCAGGCGCTTGCGCGTCCCTTGGCGAGCGCCTTCAGCGCCGCCAGCAGTTCGTCGCGCTCGCGTAGCAGCTTCACAACGTCGGGCTGCATTCGCAGGTCAACCGTGACGGTTTCGCTGGCCGAAGGGCTCACGGCGTCTTCCCCTCCGCGTCTCGCGCAGCTTCTAGCTCCGCAACACGTTTCTTCAGCGCGTTAACGTACCTATACAGGATACTCATGCATGATGAAACCCCTCCCCATATTAGGGATCCATCGTCTCTCGAGAATCTGCTCATTATCAATGTCCACGCCACCAGGCATAGACTGTCGTATTTCTCGAAGTTGCCAGCGGTGATTCTTTCGTTGACCTCTCTCATATATGAGCTTTCTTCGTATAATTTGCCCCACTTCTCACCTTCCGACATCGCGTTCCACGCGTCCTTTGCGGCGGCTCTCGCCCGCTCGACTTCCAGGACGTACTCATCTGGGGGCAACAGTACGTCACTCATAGCGTCCCCCCTTCCTTCGCCCGCGCCTCAATCTGCTGTGTGAGCAGCGCCGCCGTCCCCCGGTGAATCGGCAACGCCGCCACCGCCCTTGTGAGGGCGTTTCGGCTGAGCCCTAGGAAGTTGGCAGCCTGGCTGATTCCGCCCTTACTGTCGGCGAACGTGCGCAGCCAGGTCACCTGATTGGGTTCGAGGGTCGTGTTGTTGCGCTGTTTCACTTTTGGATTCTCCTTGCTTGCCTTGCTTTTCTAAACCATGCCTTGCCCGACCTATCCGCGCCATGCCCAGCCACGCCTGCCTTGCTCTGCCAGACTAGGCCCGGCCATGCCCATCCTGGCCCCGCCGCGCTGTGCCTGCCTTGTCTTCTATCCGGTCTTTCGCAGAGTCTTGTCAATGACCGCTATCACCTGTGCCAGCTCGCTCAGGTTCATATACTTGCGCTTGAACGCCGCCAGTTCGCGGAGGGCGTTTTGCAGAACTTTCGGCCGCAGATCCTCGTCGCTCATGGCGTAGTCGATTGCGGTATAGTCTCGCTTGCGCCCATTGTCTCCGGGCTTGGCAATCGTGCAGAAGTACGACGTCGTAAGGTTGCCGTTTTTGGGAGTTTCAAATGTGACCTGAACGGCGTTCATCAGATTGCGGGCTTGCATGAGCCTGTGCTCATTTGCCGCAGTGGAATCATCCCACTCGAATTCGGGATGAAGAGGATTTACCGGAGACGTTGCGGCGGACACCACATCGGAGGCGTCTAGCCGTTGGCCGTGTTCCTCAACCAGCCTTGATATTTCTGTTGCCGCCACTTCCGGCTCGATCTTGTGCTGTGATCCGGGTCGCCATGAGTAGCCCTTTACCTTCAATTCTTTTGCCATTCTAAATTGTCCTTTCTTGGTTCCTTGCTTGCCTTGCTTTGCCGAGCCATGCTCGGCCCCTCCTGGCCACGCCTGGCCCGACCGAACCTCTCATGCCTTGCTTCGCCCGTCCGCGCCGCGCCACTCCTCGCTACGCTTCGCCTCGCCTAGCTTCGCCTGCCTTGCCCCGCGCTTCCCGACCTAGCTGGAAGCCGATGCGTCTTTCTTGTCAGGGTTCTTCAAACTGAAGGTGCCCCAGCCACAGCCGGCGCTGTTGGATGAGAACGGGCGACCAGCTCCAACGCCGACACTCATGCCGGCGCGCTGGATCAAGTTGCCAACTGTGGACGCTGAGAATTGATCGGCATCGAAAGAGATCCGCAATGTTGCCTCCCATCCTGTGTTGAACCGAGCGCGCGCGCGGATGTCGGTTGAGCCATTCGAGTTCTTGACCGTGCACTCGAACTTCTCGGGCTTTCCCTTTGTGATCTTGACCAGCGGACGCCCCTTCTCGTCCATGCCGTCGGCTTGTACGAAAAAACACTGCTTGGCTTTCGTCATCTCGACTCCGCAGGTTGAGCATGCGCGAATCATCGCCGCGCGAATGGCAGCGGCGGGAATGCCGACCCACCCGTCCTTCACATCGACATGCTGCGAGCCCTTGAAGTCGCCATCGAAATCCTTGGGTGGGCGCTTCTTCTTGGCCGCCTTGTCGACGCCGCCCCCCATGCCTTCGCGCATGGAATTCTCAGACGTGGGGGTCATGTTGTTGCAGACGTAGGGGGATGTCCCCACTACGAGCAACCTCACGTCCTGGAAGTTTGGGGCCTTGATGATGATTTGCTGAAGTCCTTCGTTCTTTTTTCCAAATGCCATCGGAGTCTCCTTTTATCGAGGCCCTCGGGAATGAGGAGCCTGTGGCCATAGTGAAGGCAGACCATGAGAATTGTCAATAAACTTTATCGCATAAACTTTACTTAGCAACAATTGTGCCAACGTGGCACCGCAATGCTTGTATGGCCACAGCAATACGCTGCACTATGGGCCAACAGCATGGCGCTTCACCTTGCGATTCTGGCGGCCGGTGCTCGCGGGCACAAACGGCGCCACGGTAACGCCCGGCCGGTGAAGAGGCTGCGCCCGATTCATCCAAACCACGTTGCGGAGCTGAAATATCGATCTGGCATTCTCCAGCTCGTTTCGCGGTGCAAGTCCATCGTCGACGGCCAGCTAGCCGCGCTCGAATCGCACTGGCCTCGCCCCACAAGCGCCGACGGCGTGCGGGTGGGCGATTCCCTCCCCTACTCCATCGAGGCATTCATTCGCTCTGCCAAGGGCAAGCTCGGCGGTCTCGACGAGTGGACCAAGCGCATGGTCGGGCTCGCCGTTGAAGCGAACCGTGACAGCGTGGACGACCGGCTCGCGCGCGAAATCAAGCGCGCCATCGGGGTCGACGTCGGCCACCTACTCCACGCGAACGGCCCGCTCCTGCAAGCGATGAAGACGGCGACCAAGGACAACGTCGCGCTCATCAAGTCGATTCCCGAGAAGTATTTCGGCCGCGTGACCGAGACGCTTACCGCGGGCTGGACCGGCGGCGTCCGCTGGGAATCGCTCGTCGACCAGATTCAGCGAGACGGCGACATCACGGAGAACCGCGCGAAGCTGATTGCGCGCGACCAGACCAGCAAGATGAACAGCTCTTTCAACCAAGAGCGACAGCAGCAGGTCGGGATCGAGAAGTTTGAGTGGTCCACGTCGGAAGACGAGCGCGTCCGCGAGTCGCACGCGGAGCTTGATGGAAAGATTTTCAGCTGGGACGACCCGCCCATTGTTGACGACGAAGTGGCAACCCCTGGCTCCCCGATTTTATGCAGGTGCGTGGCCATCCCATTTATCGACATGGGCGACGCGGCCCTCGGATTCGGCACGAACGAACAGCAAGAGGAGATCGCAGCATGAATACCGAACTCTACCGACGCTTGGCAGCCGACGGCAACGCGAATGCGAAGCACATCGCTGACGACTTCGGCTCGATGCCCGGCGAAGAGATGGACGATTCCGATTCCAGCACGCAGCTTGCGGGCGCCATCGGCGAACTCAACGGGCGCGCCAAGGCCCACAGCGAAGCCGGCGAGCACGACCAGGCCGCGTCTGTTCACGAAGAGCGCGGGCGCTTGCACGAGTCGCGCGGCGAACACGAGCAGGCCAAGGACGCCTACAAGGACGCGCTGGCCTGCCACAAGGCGGGGGATTGCTGGGGCAAGTAACCATGGACATCAACTTCTACAAGCGACTTGCTCGGGATGGCGTCAAGGGCGCGAAGCGCATCGTGAAGGCGTTGGACGGAAGCCCAGACCAGCCACGCGACCCGGATGGGAAATGGGGAAGCGGGGGAAGCGGGGGTGGCGGCGGTGGCAAAGGGAGCGGAAGTAGTCAGCGAAACGCCGAAGGGCACCTAGTCTTTTCTCCCGTCACTGGAGCCAGCAAGGAAGAACTCAAGGATTTACAGAAGACAGGAAAGCAACACGAGGTGGCGGGAAGAGCCACGAAAGCAATCGAATATTACAGAGAAGCCGCTAGGCGCAGTGACAGCGAAAGTTCCAGGGATTTTGCTAAGCAAAGCGAGGGGCACGAAAGAGCAGGCAATTTGGCGAAGGCGTTGACGTACGCCAAGCAAGCTGCGCATGCGGCAGTCGAGGGCAAGAAGTAATGAGCACCCGCTGCCAGGTCCACGACATCACGACGATCTCGAAGCGCGAGGTCACGCCGCAAGGCTACCTCGTCGCGCCCGCGATCATCGGTCGGACTGGCGTGCAGACCTACACCCGCGGCGAGCTTGGCCTTGACGGTGACCCGCGCGCGCTGGTGCGGCTCATGCGGACGGCTGACGAGGTATTCCGCCCCGAGACAGTCGCCAGCTTCGAGAACGTGCCGATCACCGATGGGCATCCGTCCGGAGGCGTGAACGCGCAGAACTGGGCGAAGCTGTCCAAGGGCGAAGTTCGCGACGTCAGCAAGGCCGACGGCGACCTGCTCGGCGGGAAGTCCATCGTCAAAGACGGCGCCATGGTCAGCAAGGTAGTCGCTGGCAAGGGCGCGCTTTCATGCGGCTATAGCTTCAACCTCGACCTGACACCGGGCGAAGGCTTCGACGGCTACCAGCGAGAAATTTTAGGGGATCACGTCGCCATCGTCGACGTCCCGCGGGGCGGACCTGTTTGCCGAATCGCGGACCGTGAAAACCAAACAGAGGAGCAGACCATGAGCACACGTAAGATCGCAGTGGATGGGCTGCCGCGGTTCGAGATTGACGAACTAGCGGCCGAGGCCATCGAGACCCACGTCAAGAAACTGGCCGCAGACCGCGACCAAGTGATCGCCGACTTCAGCGAAGCCGTCGACACGCACAAGGCGAAGATTTCTGCCAAGGATGCCGAGCTGACCGCCGTCAAGGCGTCGGTCACGGCCAATGACACAGAAATCACCGCCCTCAAGGCCAAGCTGGCGAAGGTGGAAGCCATCGACATCGACACGCTCGTCGCAGACCGCGCCGCGCTGGTTGAGTCGGCCAAGAAGCTGGCGCCCGAGCTGGACATCAAGGGCAGCTCGCACGACATCCGCAAGGCAGCCATCGCGGTTGCTTGTGGCGATGCCACCAACAAGGCCGTTGCCGACGAACTGTTCGGCGCCGCCGGCATCGACAAGGCCACGGAAGACCAGGTCAAGGCGACCTTCGGAGTCTTGCTGGCGCTCCCCAAGCACGCCGCCCTCGCGGCCCAAGATGCAGCCGTCGGACGCGCCCTCGGCAGCAACACCACTTCATGGACGGCGACCGGCCCGGTTGAGCGTCTCTAAGGCTTCAAAGGAAAGGCAAAGAACATGGCATCTCTACTCGATACCGTAGGCGGATACGTTCAGCAGATCGGGCTCCCCGGCGCGGAAGCGAACGGCAAGACCGACGCCCCCAAGAGCACGTTCATCAACGTCGGAACGACCAACGGACTCGACTCCGCTGGCATGGTCGACTTCGGCGTGGTCGTCGCCAAGTACCCCGGCGCGGACAACAACGCCGGGTTGCTCCAGACCGGCTACCTTCGTCCCGTCGGCATCAGCTCGCGCAGAATCAAGCGCGGCGCTGACCCGTCCACGAAGCTGGTTGGCTACAAGACCAACGACGAGTTCGCAGTCTACGAGACTGGCGACGTTGTTTGCATGGCGGCCGAGAACGTCAACGAAAACGATCAAGTGATCGCGCTCGTCACCCCGTACTCGCCCTCGACGGGCATCTCGACCAACGTGGGAGGCGACTCCGCCGGCACCGCAAGCGGTTCGCGCATCGCAGTTCCGGGCCACGTGTGGAAGACCACCACGTCCCAAGGTCAGCTCGGCGTTGTGGCGGTCTACCGTCGCGACATCGCGCCATACATCTCGTAACAGGCACAGCAAGGAAAGGACACAGCAAATGTTGCTCTCAAGAACTCAGGTAAAGGACGCAAAGGGCTACGCTGTCGACTGCCGCACGCTGCGACTGTTCGACGGCCACCCGCAAGGCCGGATGGTCGAACTGACCAACCACATCACCGCAGATGGCCGCCCGCTCAACGCCGCCAGCCGCTTCGACCAAATCGAAGCCGCGCTGAAGTCGTTCGGGTACATCTTCGACGGGACGCGAGCCGCCTACGACTCGACAGATCCCCTCTCGTGGAACATTTCCCAGCTCGCCTACACCGAGGCGAAGATGCTGGAGAAGTTCCGCGTCCCCGTGGTCTACAAGGACCTTATCCCCGTCTCCTACGAGGCTCCCCCGTGGGCGGACAGCGTGCAGGCCGAAGAGTACACGAGCACCGGCAAGGGGCAGATCGTTGCGGCCAACGCAACTGATATGCCTTTCGCCGACGCCAAGTTCGGCCGGCGCTTGATCGAGGTCAAGGGCGGAAAGATCGGCTACAAGTACAACGTCCAAGAGCTGATCGAATCGCAGCAGCTCAAGAAGCCCTTGAGCGACTTCCGCATGAAGGCGGCGATGATCGGCTACGAGCGCCACATGCAGGACATCGCGCTTCGCGGTGACACCGTCCACGGGCTCTATGGGTTCTGGAATCAGCCCAGCTCGAAGATTACCCCCGTGGTCGCGCCAACTGGCAACTGGGACAACTCATCGACGTCGCCCCTCGCCATCCTGGCCGACATCAATCTGGGCATCACGGCGGTGTACTCGGCATCGGGTACCAACGCCCTGGTGACTGACATCGCTCTCCCGATGGATGCACTGTCGGCGCTCAACAACACAATCCTCTCCGCGACTGGAAGCGGCGTGACCGTGCCGGTTGGGCAAAGCCTGCTCGCCTACATCAAGGCGAACAACATGAGCAAGCTGCAAGGGAACATCGACATCCAATTTCACGGCATCGTTCCCGACAAGGACGAGTCCACGGGGAGCGCCATCACCACGGCGGGTTCTTCGCTGAACTACGCTGGCGCTCTGAAGCACTCCGGATCCGCCATCACCGCCGGTCAGGTGTCATCTCGCGTGGTCTACTACGCGAAGTCCCCGGAATACCTGATCATGCATCAGCCCCTGACGCTGACCTTCCTGGCTCCTCAGCCCCGCAATGATGAAGTGGTGGTCCCCGGTCGCTACCGCTTCTGCCCAATCGACGTCCGATACCCCTCGACGATCTACTACCAGGACAACGTCCTGAAGGCCGATCAACAGAGCTAACCCCGTGCTGCCCTCCGAATTCCAGGCCCAGTTTCCCGACGGCGAATTCTCCGCGCTGACGGGTGACTACGTTCAGAAGTTCTTGAACGCGGCGACCCCATTCTTTGATGTGGGGAGCTGGGGGTCTTGGTATTCGGAGGGCCTTTCTTGCTACGTTGCCCACAGCATCGTGGTGAGCAAGGCCAGAGCGGCCAGGGGCATTGTCCAGATGAACGGCGGCAATACAACCGAGAAGCATGTTGGCCCTGTCGGGACTTCGTTTGATTCGCAGATACTTAACAAGCAGCTTTCCGACACGTTCCTCTTGACCGACTACGGGCGCCGCTACTGCGAGCTGCGCGACATGGTCGGGTTGGGCGGCACCATTGCGGCGGGCAGCTTCGCGGCGGCCGACGGACTCGACGAGGTACTTTGGTGAGCAAGCATCATCACAGGACGCAGGCAATCCCGACGCCCGCGCCGGCCGTGACCGAGACGCAGGTCAAGGACACAGCACCGGCAGACGCCGAGCCGCGCTGGACGCTCACGCGCATGACTGTCGCTGGCGAACGGCCAACGATTGGTGGCATGCAGATTGGGGGCGAGCGTGTCGTTCTCAGTTAAGTCTAGCGGCGGCGCGCTGCCTGGACTGAAGGCGCTTCGCCAGCGCATGAAGGACGCAAACAAGAGCGTTCTTGTGGGCGTTCCCGTGGGCGCGAAGCCTGAAGAAGACGGCACCCCCATGGCGATGATCGCCGCAGTTCACGAATTCGGCTCACCAGAGCAGAACATCCCAGAGCGCTCTTTTCTTCGCGGCGGGATTCGCCGAGGCATGCCCAAGTTTAGCGCGCTCAACGAGAAGAACCTTCGCGCCGTGGTGCAAGGTGAATCGACGGTCAGCCAGGCCATGGGGCAACTCGGGGCGCTGGCGGCCGGCGAAGTCAAGCGCGAGTTCACCACGGCAGACTTTGCACCGCTCAAGCAATCCACCATCGACGCGCGTAAGCGCCGTTTCGGCAAGGCCAGCTCTCGGCCACTGATTGCAAGCGGGAACCTTCGGCAGTCGATCACCTGGATTGAGGCTGGATCCGAATCCGCAAACGCGAGGGTAGTCCGATGAGAGTCGACGTTTCCGACATCGTCGTTGACTTCGACTTGGGTGGCACCACCTTCACACGGCGCCGGCCTACCACGACCTACTCGGGCGAAGGCATCGCCCAGCAGTCCTACGATGATTTGACCGTTGCGGGAATCATCCAGCCCGCCAACACCGAAGATGCGCAGTTTCTCCCCGATGGCGTCAGACTTTCGGACGTCAGGGCCTTCTACTCATCGGTTCCCGTGAGCGCTGGCGATGGGTCTTCTACCATCGGCGACGTGTTGATCAACGACATGGGCCACACCTTCCAGGTGCTGCATGTCGAGGGTTTCTACAAGCACGGCATGATCAAGGCACTTGCGCAGCGACTACTCCCGGAGGGATCACCATGAGCTTTGTCGCCAACAGTTTCAAGGACGCGGCCGAGTTCCTGATCTGCTACCTCGTGCGCACTGCCTACGGCATGGCGCCCAACAGCGTCCGACCCGCTGACCAAAAGAGCCCAGCGGGAAGCGACGAGGACGAGTACGCGACTGTCCGGATCATGTCGAGCTATTCGGACTTCGGCACCGGGAACAAATCATACCTGACCGCGGTCTATCCCGCGTGGGACGTGACACTTGCCTACGCCTACGGCGCGCTCGTCTCGGTCGGCGCCAACTCTTACCTGTGCATCATGGCGGTAACGGGCGGCGCCGGTCCGGCTACCGACAACACCCACTGGGCGACGGCCACGCCGACTACTCAGACCGTCGAGACCAACGACAACATCTACACGTTCACGACTTCGATTCAGTTTTTCCGCCACGCGAACCCGAATCCCGATGGAGCTGGACTCGCTACGTTCGGCCTCGGTGCTTTCGACAAGGCGGCGCGGCTCGCGTCTCGTCTTGGCCAAGAAGACATGCTCAATCTCATGGACACCATGAACCTTGGCATCGAGGACAACTCTCCCGCGCGCAACGTGGCCGCATTGGTGAATAGCGCCTACTTCGAAGATCGCGGCTCGGTCGACTTTACCTTCACGATTCCCAACAGCGAAACCCTCATCCTCAACACCTTCGCGAACGTCGGCATCTCGCTGGAATTCGCCTCGCCGGGACAGCCAGCGCCTGATATCCGAGTCCTTACGGTAGCGCAGCCGTGATCTCAACCAAAGGAAACCAAACATGGCCAGCACACTCTCACTAAACAACGTCGTCCCGGTCACGCTGCAAGTGACGGCGACGCCACAGTCGGCGAAGAACTTCAACATCGGGCTCGTTCTGACTTCGGCGCAGGCCGCGAAGCCCGCCGCGTGGGCCGCTGGTCAGCGGACGGCGAGCTACACGGGCGCCGCTGCGGTCACAACCGACTTCGGCAGCGACACGGCCTTGCAGAACTTCGTCGCCGCGTACTTCTCGCAGTCTCCCGCTCCAGCTTCGATCAAGGTCGGGCTCTGGCTGAGCGCGGACGCCAGCATTACGGCGGCCATGACGGCGACATTCAACTACGATCCGAACTTCTACCTGGTGGCGTGCGAGCCTGCCACGACCGCGGCGAACGTCAAGCTGGCCGCTGCGTTCTGCCAGGCGAACGGGCTGCGTTTCTTCTTCGTCACGCAGGAAGCTGACTGCCTCGCGCCCGCGAGTCCTCCCGTCAACCTGCTGGCCTTCTTGAGCGGAACCGTCGGCGTTGTCGGCGGCGTATCCACCCCGCGCGCATGTGGCATCTATTCTGATTCCGCATCGGACGCGAACGGCACCGCGCACGCTGGCGTGATGGCCATCGCTTCGACGATGAACCTTGGCGCGCCGAACAGCATGAAGACCTTCATGTTTCAGTCGCTCGCGGCGCTGTCTGCTTCGACGCTGACTCAATCGCAGCTCACGACCATCACCGGCACCTTCGACGGCGTGACGCCAGGATGGAATGGCAACGTCTATGCCACCTTCGGAAACACGGCCATGCTGGCGCGAGGGCAGGCGTGTGACGGTCGATTCGAGGACGAGGGTATCGCGCTCGACTGGCTGCAAAGCAACGTCCAGGTGGCCGTCTTCAATGCCATGCAACAGGCGGCGACCAGCGGCAGCCGCATCCCCCAGACGGACAGCGGATCCGCGATGCTCGTCAACGCCATCACGACCGTCATGGAGCAAGCCAAGTCGGCCGGGCTCTGTGCGCCTGGCATCTGGACCTTCCAGGGCGTCGGGAACGTCAACACGCTCGACGTTCTGCCCCGCGGTTACTACGTCTATGCGGCCCCAGTGTCATCACTCACCACAGCACAGAGGGCGGCGCGACAGGCTCCCCCCATCACCATTCTCGTTTGCGGCGCAGGCGCGATCCAATACTGCGCCCCCACTATCATCTTCCAACGCTAGGAGCTGACCCATGAAGAATTTCGATTGGCGCACAATCACCACCGTCATCAGCGGGTACGGCTACAACAACGTTCCCCTGACCGGGTGGGGCAAGGGCGATGACGTGTTCCAGTTCGAGCGCCGCTCCCCCGGCGTCGAGATGGACATCGGTGTGGATGGGCTCGCGAGCATCAGCACGAGCGCGGACAACTCGATCAAGGTGACCTGGAAGTTCTCGCAGCTCTCGCCCATGAACGCTATCTTGTCCAAGATGTTCAACCGGCAGCAGACGCCGGGGCAGAACGGACAAATCACCATTGGGTTTCAAGATGCCCGCCGGCAAGACTTCGGCGTCACGACCGTCGGATGCATCGAGAACCACACCCCGATCAAGCGTGGCGGGAAGCAGAATGAGACGGAGTGGACGCTACTCTTTGAGGGTGGAAAACTCGAACTCGGGGATCCTTCCTTCTCCGGCACACCCGCGGCCATCGCCGAATTGCTGGGGGTGTAACCCGTGGCCTCGGCGCCCATCAAACGCATCGACGGCCGAGAGTACGCTTTCGGCCGCATCCCGCCGACCAAGTCGGTCCCGTTGCAAGTGCAACTGCTCAAGCTGGTTGGGCCAGAGATTCAGCTTCTCTTTACCCAGGACATGGACAAGTGGAAAGCGATCTTCGCTTCCAGGGATATCATCGCAATTGCCAACGCGCTCGGGCCCATCGTCACCGGCATTATTCAAAGCTCCGACGGTGATCAGGTTCTGAAGCTGATGGAAGTCGTCTTCGCCTACACCACGTGCGAGGGCAACGACATCGAGCCGCGCACCATCGACGCCGTGTTCGGAGACTCCGACCCGGCCACCATGTGGAAGGTGTTCTTCGAGGGGTTGAAGGTGAACTACAGCCGTTTTTTTCCCGTAAGCCCCTCGGGTTCGAGCCCACCGACGACGACGCCATAGCATTCGAGCCGGCGCTACCGGCCAACATAGACCGCGCAATCTGGAGGCCCATCTTGAGAAACCCGCCGCTTTGCACCCTGCGAGAACTCCAAGATGGGACGTACTCCATAGATGACCTCGCCGACATGCACGAGGCGATGGACATCGAGGAAGAGAACCAGAGGCGTTTCGACAGGGTGAACAAGCCGCAGACGTAGACCATGGCAAGAATAGGAACATCTGGCCTCTACCAAATCCGAAACCTGGCGACGGGAGATCGGTACGTTGGGCAATCCATGGCCATCGAGGTCAGGCTGCGCGAGCATCGCGTTCACTTGCGAGATGGAAAATGCCCACAATAATCGACGCGCTTTTTGTCAGCTTAGGGTGGAAGATTGAACCCGAAGGGCTGGAGAAGTACGCCAAGACCACCGATACGTTAAAGCACGGCATGCTCGCGGTGGGCGCCGCCGTCGCTGGCACGGTCTACGGCCTCGAACGCATGGTGCGCGGCACCGCCGAGAAGATGGGCGGCATCCAGCGGTTCGGCGAGCAGATGGGCATCAACGCCCGCGAGGTCGCGGCGCTTGGGCGAGTAGCGGCAGAGAATGGCTCATCTATGGAGGCCATGGAGGGCGGGCTTCGCCAGATGACCATGATGGCCGGCCAGGCCGCGCAAGGCGTGGGCCGCGGGGCGATGATCTTCAAGCGATTCGGCATCCAGGTCAAGGACAGCGAGGGCCACGTCAAGCCGATGAACCAGCTCCTTGGCGACGTAGCCGACAAGATGGCCAAGCTGCCCAGCCTCGCGCAGAAGATGGCGCTGGGCTCGCGCCTTGGATTCGACCCGGCCATCGTTCCCATCTTGGCCAAGGGGCGCGCCGAGTTCGAACGCATGGCCAGCGCGGCTCAAAAGGCCAATCCCTTCGGCGACAAGGACTATGAGAACGCCCTCAAGACCGAGGAAGGTTTCAAAAAGGCCGGCCAGGCGGTGCAGCGTCTGCGCGACCGTCTCGCCGTCGGACTTTTCCCGACCGTCAACGACCTGCTGAAGAAGTTCACAGCGTGGGTGAGCAATGAGAAGAACGTCGCCAAGTTGCGCGACGCCATCAACAAGGTGGTAGAG